GGTCATCGACCACCCCGTTCTCAGTAGTGCGGATTCGGGCCGTGGTGCTTGATCGCCCGCCCATCCGCAGCTTTGGGATTGAGCACCTGGTCCACAGGCACACCCCGCGCCGCGGCTACATCCATGAACGCCTGGCCAGTGCTCACCAGCGTCGGCATAGTGCCAGCCAGGTTAATCATCCGGCGCAGGATAACGTCGCAATACGCTGGCGAGATCTCGCAGCCATAAGCGGTCCGGCCGAGGCCATGCGCCGCAGCCATAGTGGTTCCGCTCCCCATGAACGGATCGAACACCAGGTCGTCGGCATCGCTGTATGCCTTCAAAAAGAAGTCGACCAACGCGCGCGGGAACGGAGCGGAGTGCGATCCCTGCGTCGACTCGGTCTTCGCTTCGATGACGTTCGAAGGACGGGCCAGGCCTGCGTGGCGCCCATCTGCGTCGGTCGATCCAGCTTTGCCGGCGGCGTCGCCGCGCGCGCCTGTGCCCAGCAACCCGCTGCCCGAGGTCGATTTCGGATTGCTCGGCGAGTAGTCGAAGCAATCGTCCGACTGGTGGCTCACCGCCTCCGCGCGGAACTTGATCTGCTGCTGGCGGCAGAAGTGGAAGACCGGCTCCCAGGCGTTCTTGAAGCGATTGTTCCAGCCGCCAGGAACTCCGTTGTCCGTCTTGCGCCAGCAGAACTCATCCACGAAGCGCCAGCCCCACTGGCGCCGGTGCGCGAGCACCAGGTCCTTCACGTAGAGGCTGCGCTCGCCATCCTGCGCGTGCTCCTTGATGTTCAGGAAGTAGGACCCATCGGGCGCCAGCACGCTCTCAATGCCGAACGCGACCGCTTTGTACCATTCCACGTAGGCGCCCGGAGGGATTGGCTTGAAGCCGCTGGTCGGATCATACTCACGCTGGGTGGCATACGGCGGGGACGTGATGGCAACGGCCGCCCACTCGTTGTCGAAGAGAAGCCGCACGACCCTCGTCTCCCTGCAATCGCCGCAGACCAGGCGATGCTTGCCCAGGAGCCACGTATCGCCGGGCCTCGTGACCGGGTTGGCCGGCGCCTCCGGCACCTGGTCGCTGGCTAGTTCTCCTTCTTGTAGGGCATGTGCGTCGTCCACCTTTCCAAGCAGCGCGTCAAGTTCGTCGGCAGAAAAACCGACGACGTCCAGATCGAAGCCCGCGTCCTTGAGCGACAGCAACTCGAGGCGCAGCATGTCCTGGTCCCAACCCGCGTTCATCGCCAGCTTGTTGTCGGCGAGGACCAACGCCTGCTTCTCCTCTGGCGTGAGGTGCGAGAGCATGATCGCAGGGACTTCGGTCATCCCCAACAGCCGGGCGGCAGCCAGGCGCGCGTGACCCGCGATGATCGTGTAGCTGGGGTCGACCAGGATCGGGTTCGTCCAACCAAACCTCCGGATCGATGCAGCCACCTGGGCGATCTGCTCGTCCGAATGCGTGCGCGCGTTTCGCGCATACGCAAGGAGCCGGTCGACTGCCAACGTGATGATTTGAAGTGCGTGCGCCATTATTTGAACCAGTTGCTTACGTCGTGCCGGCCGATATATCGGGGGCCTTGCGGCTTAGGCTGCTGCTGTTGCTCCTGCTGCGGTGCTGCGGGCGCCACCATCGGCTTCTGCGTTACCACGGACTCCAGGAACGCCCAGTGCTCCGGCGTCAACCGCGTCAGATCGCAAAGCTCGGCCGCCGCCCGCGCGTATACGCCGCGAAGATCCAGCGGCTCGTTGCGCACGTTCGAGATCTCTTCCCACGTCACCTTGCCCGATGAGTGGACCACGCGACGCTCCGCGCAGAGGCCCTGGAAGTAGACCTTCTCGTAAGCCTTCGGGAAGTGGCAGTAGCCAGGCGGGAACGCGCCACCCTCCATAGGAGCCAACCGCAGGAGGTCATAAAACTCCTGCTTGGCCCAGTGGGTTCCCACGCTCCAGATCCGGACGTCCTGCCGCTTCTGCGCGGCGTCGGTGGAGCTTACACCGGAGATCAGTTTGAAGCCATCGTCGGTGCCCTTCACCGGAATCACCGTCCGCGGCACCCGGATGACCGTGCCGGCCGGACCATACACGGGCTGCGCGTGGTGCCGCGCGAACTCGTACACCGGCGCCGGCTGACCGTCCCGCTTGAACTGCGCGCCCGTATCAATCGCAATCGCCAGGATCGGCAGCGTGCTACCCGACTCGTGCGGCCACTCGCGCTGCAGCAGTTGCTCCAGCTTGGCCCACGGGCCACCCGCCGTGATATCGGCCGGGTCGCCGGGAATCACCTCATACCAGATCGACCAGGACTCGCGGTTCGGCGCGTAGGCCACCACCTCGACCTCGAGGCGGTTGTGCTGCACGTCGCAGGCGGCTACCAGCATCAACGCGCGCCGCGGAATGATACCCAGCGGATAATCTTCGGCTCGCGCCCAGATCTTCTCCCAGTCCGGCGTCTCGCCCTGCTTCCAGGTCTCCGCGAGCGACGTGTTGATGAACGTCTTTAGCTGCTCCGGATCATCCTTCTTGTTGAGGAAGTCCAGGACGATCTCGGAGAGCTTCTTCCACGGCGAGCAAAGCTCACTGATGTGGAAGCCGGCCACGCCGCCGAACGGGGCGCCGGCCGACCACCGGCCAACCTCTACCGCGCGCCAGCGCTGCACATCGTTCCAGTGCGCGCCGCAGTTCTTGCACTCGTACCAAGCGGACGCCGCGCTCATCGTCTTCGTGGCCAGCTTGTCCCACTTGACCCGGTCCCACGTGAGGATCTGGAAGGCGCCGCAGGCGTGGCACGGAACGTGATACTCGCGCTTGTCCGACTCCTCGTAAGCCTTGGCGATCCGGCTCTCGCCGTCAATCGTCGGCGAGCAGCACATCACAACCTTGCGGTTCCAGAACGTCGCGGTCCGCTTCAGCGCCAGGCTGATCGGGTCGCCCTCACTTCCGGACGACGCCGGATACTTGTCGATCTCGTCGCAGAGCAGGTACCGGATCGGCAGCGCCGCCAGGTTGGAGGGCGATCCGGACGCCACGATGGTAAGGTGGCCGCCAGGGAACGACTTGTAATCGAGCGTGTTCCCCGTGCGCGCGTTCTTCACCTCGACCACGCGCTCGCGCAGGCAGGGCGTGTCCCGGATCATCGGCGCCAGCCGGATCTTGCTGAACTTGTCCGCGTCCGCGTCCTTGTATACGACGACCAGCGTCGGACCAGGCTCGTGGTCGATGATGTAGCCGAGCGCGTTCTCGATGAGCACCGTCTTCACCATCTGGGTCGCGCTCATCACGACCACGGTGTGGACAGCCGGATCGGAGAAGGAATCGAAGATCTCTTTCTGAAACGGCAGCGTGCGCCACCGGCCCGCGGCGGCGCCGGACTCGCTCGAAAGGACCCGGTACGCATCCGCCCACTCCGAGACCGATAGTTTCGGCGGTGGCGCCCAGCCCCGCGAAACGTCGGTGATCAGGTCGTCTGCTGCGCTCATGCCGGTTGGTACCCCGCCAGGCCAGCCAACGCCTCGCGCACGCCCTCGTCGATCAGGTCCTGGCACTTGGCCACGTCCGTCTCGATGGCCACGCGCGGCGCCAGCACGTGCCCCAAGCCCATCAGCTTTGACTTCGCGTTGTGGATCATCGCGTCGATCTTGCCCTGTACCTCGGCGACCTCGACCAGTTCCCCGGTCTCCACGCGCTCCAGGCGTTCCGCTCGGCGCAGTTCAACGATGGCCCGCCTGGCCTTCGCGGTCAGGAGTACTCGGCCGGGGTCAGGCGGGATCACGCCGGCCGGCGGCAACGGCGTCTCCGCGGGAGGCGGGAACCCGGCCGGCGACGGTGGCGGCTGGTGGGCGGGCTGTTCCGCCTGCCGGCGCGCCACGGCGTCCTTGTGCGACAGATCGATGTGCGACTCGATCCAGGTCAGCGCCTCGGCCACGTCCACCTTGCCGTCCGGAGTAACCGGCATGCCCTTCGCTATCAGTTGGGTGACCCGCGCCGGACTGACGTGCAGACGGCGCGAAAACGCTGATTTTGAAAGGGTTTCCATGCGGTTAAAGGAGGACTTAAGGCCGGCTTTAAGGGCCTTTTAAGCTACTTAAAAAAACGAGAGTCGAATTTTGACCGCACCAAATCACCGCGCGGCCGAAAAAATGATAATCAGTACCTTGGATTTTCTGGGCCGGCCTGCCCACCGCGTAGGATGCCCAACGCCGCGCAACGGGGGCGCAACGTGGCGTCCTCCTGCAGTGGCTGCCCCGTTGTGCCAGCCAACGTGCGCGCCGGGGTCGCCTCCCCCCACACGGCCGCGTCCGCTGCGTTCTGCTCGTCCATGAATCGCTGCCCCATCTCAAACGCCCGCTCTGCTTGCATCGGATCGACCTGCACCGCGTACCGCCCGCACCGGCACGCGAATGCCCATGCGCGCGCAGAGCAGGTTGACGCACTCGCCAAAGTGCTTTCCGTCCGACACGCTGCGTAGCAGCGGCCGTCCGCACCTGCTGCACGTCCCTGCGATGGGCACGTACTCGCAGCCATTCTCCACGCAGCGCTTGTTGATGCACTCCAGCCAGTCCCCTCCGGACTCGGTCATGTGTATCATCGGCCGGCCGCATGCGTCGCAGGGCCGAGGAGGCGGCGCGTCCGGCCGCTTGTGCAGGTAGGTGTCGGCGAACTTCTTGCCATACAGCACGCAGCCCGGCTTGACGCACTCCTTCCGCTGCCAGCCGAACAGCTTGCTCGACCGCATCAGCGGCC